ATGATCGACGCAGCCTCGCCGGGTGATGAGTGATGAAGCCCACCAGTGACGAAGCATACGCTGCGTACCAGGAGCGCAAGCGCACCAAACCTGAGTACAAGGCCAAGAGCAGTGCGCGGGCGGCTGAGTGGGTACAGCAGAACAAAGAGAAACGTGCCGCTCACAAGGCTGTGGAGAGCGCAATTAATCGCGGCTTGATCATTAAGCCAACCCGCTGTCAGGTCTGCAATGTGGAACCCAAACGGCTAGACGGGCATCACGACGACTATACCAAGCTGCTTGAGGTGCAATGGCTATGCCGGTCATGCCATATCTTGGCGCATAACCCAGACAAGAAGCCAGCACGTTGGGGTCGTACACCTCGCGCAGCATCACCGCAGGAGGAGTAGATGACCCCAATTGAAGACCTACTGGCCTCCCTAAGAAAGCGCGAGGAAGCGGCGTGGGGCATGGCAAGCATGTTCTTGGAGAACCGCGACGCGCATGGGGTGATGGACGCTGGTTCTGAGTTAGAGTCACTGAGACGGGCTATTAGCGAGATTGAAAAACTGAATAAGGTCAATTGAAATGATTCCGGTCGAAGAGCAGATTGAGTTTTTAAGATGCGAGCTTGAGCATTTGGAGCGGTGTACACGCAACAAGAGGCAGTTTATCCCGTTGCTGGTGCCTGGGATGCCTGATCATGTGGGCAAGGCGCCTGATGAGATACAGAAGATGATTGATGACCTAATGGCCCTATGATCATGTCTAAGGGGCTGAAGGGCTTTCTGGAAAGCATCGACTGCGCGAAGTTCCGCTCCGCTTGGGACGTTCAGGATTGGACGGATTACTTTGATGAGCGGGCTGCGATCTGCGAGTATGACGGTGGTTTGGCGCGCACTAAGGCTGAGGATGTTGCGTATTTGTCTTGTGTTGAAGAGTGGCGGCGGCAGAAGAGTTTATCGTAGTGGGCAAGACTATTCTGATTGACGGCAAGCAGATTGATGCGGAGCAAGCTTTAGCTTCGCTTGATCGGGCCGACTGTGAGGATAGTTTGTACACGTTTTTGCAGTATGCGTGGCGGTACATTGATTCGAGCACGTTTGTTCCTGGCTGGCCGATTGAGGCGGTTGCGGAGCATCTTCAGGCGGTTGCTGACGGCGATATACGGCGGTTGATCATTAACATCCCGCCGCGTTGTTCCAAGTCTACGATTACGAGTGTGGCGTTTCCGGCGTGGGTTTGGGCGCAGCGGTATAAGAACCCGACGTCTGGTCCTGGGGTTCAGTTTTTGCATGCGTCGTATGCTCAGCAGTTGTCATTGCGTGACAGTGTCAAGTGTCGGCGCCTGATTGAAAGCCCTTGGTATCAGAGGCTTTGGGGCGATCGGTTTAAGTTGGTTGGCGATCAGAACACCAAGACTCGGTTTGACAATGATTGCAAGGGTTCTCGGTTGAGTACGTCGGTGGGGTCGGCGCTGACGGGTGAGGGCGGGTCGATCATTGTGGTTGACGATCCCAATGCCGCTCAGGAGGCTTTTAGCGAGGCGACCATTCAGAGCACGATTGACTGGTGGGACAATGCCTTGAGTACGCGGCTTAACGATCCCAAGACGGGTGCGTTTGTTGTGATTCAGCAGCGATTATCTGAGGAGGATTTGACCGGGCATATTTTGTCTAAGGACGTTGGTGATTGGACGCATTTGTGTTTACCGATGCGTTATGAGTCGGGGCGGTCATTTTCGACGGGGATTGGTTGGAAGGACCCACGGACGTCTGAGGGTGAGCTTTTGTGGCCGCAGCGGTTTGGGGAGCCAGAGGTTAAGATTTTGGAGCGGCAATTGGGGCCGTATGCGTCGGCGGGGCAGCTTCAGCAGCGTCCTGAGCCGAAGGGGGGCGGTATTATTAAGCGGGACTGGTGGAAGTTGTGGCAAGACACGGTTTATCCGCCGATGGATTATGTTATGGCGAGTTTGGACACGGCGTACACGACAAAGACGGAGAATGATTTCAGTGCTTTGAGTGTTTGGGGCGTGTTTTCTGGTGATGTTGTGGCTCAGGCGCAGAAGACTGAGGGGGGCACGATTACGAGGTCGTACAATGACAAGCAGTCGCCCAAGGCGATGTTGATGTATGCGTGGCAAGAGCGGTTAGAATTGCATGAGTTAATTCAGAAGGTTGCGGAGAGTTGCAAGTTGATGAAGGTTGACAAGTTGTTAATTGAGAATAAGGCTGCGGGGCACTCTGTGGCCCAGGAAATCCGCCGTTTGTACAACAACGAGAAGTTTGCCGTGCAGCTTTACGATCCCAAGAGCGTTGATAAGTTATCGCGGCTGTATTCGGTCCAGCATTTGTTTGCGGAGGGCATGGTTTTTGCCCCCGACAAGTCTTGGGCGGAGACTTTGATTACGCAGGTTGGCACTTTTCCCAAGGGCAAGCACGACGATTTGGTTGACACGGTATCGATGTCATTGCGTCATTTACGGGATTTGGGCATGTTGACGCGCGGTGCGGAGTTCCGGGCGGAGATTGAGAGCAGCATGCAATTTTCGGGTAAATCACCTACGCCATTGTATCCTGGCTGATCTATGTTGCCGGACGTTAATGTATTGACGCGGCGTATTTTGGACTTGGTGGATTCTTCTATAGCGGGTTATCGGATTGCGGTTTGGTGTAAGGTCCCGGCTTGTCGCAGGGCCTTCTATACGATTGTAGCTGAAAGTGATACCTTAGCGGCCAAAGAAGCCTTAAACAGGTTTGTTAGAGAATTTGATTTTCGTAAGGAATAACCAATGCCTTTGGTCCCTGGACTGAACCCGAATATTCGTGAGCTTCCGCCAGTTGCGCCGCCGATGCCTGAGGGTGATGTGACGATTGAGATTGCGGAAGATGGCGTTGAACAGAACGGCAAGAAGCATTACGACGACAAAGGTAATCTGCTGAAGATTGAGCATGGAGATGGTTCGATCACGGTCAGCATTGATGGCAATCCCTTAGAAAAAGCTAAAGCTGGCCCTTCGGGTTGGTTTGATAACCTTGTTGATAAGATCGACGATATGGAACTCAACCGCATCAGTGATGAATTGATGCGCGGCATTGGCGATGACATGGAGAGTCGCAAAGATTGGATTGAGGACCGTGCGAACGGCTTGAAATTGCTGGGTTTGAAGGTTGAGATTCCTGGGTTGGGTGGTTCTGCGGAGGGTGCGCCGGTCGAGGGTATGAGCCGGGTGCGTCATCCGTTGTTGTTAGAGGCTGTGTTGCGGTTTCAGGCCAATGCGCGCGGTGAGATGTTGCCGACAGATGGTCCGGTCAAGGTGAGAAACGACAACATCAACACAAGTTTTGGCGAAGACCGTTTAGCAAATGCGCTTGAGCGTGATCTTAATCACTATTTGACGAGCACAGCGACGGAATATTATCCCGACACGGATCGCATGTTTTTGATGCTGGGTTTTGGCGGCACGGCGTTCAAGAAGGTTTATTATTGTCCGCTTAGAAACCGTCCGGTGTCGGAAACGGTTGATGCGAACGATCTTATTGTCAACAGCAGCGCCACGGATTTACAAAACGCAAAGCGGGTTACGCATCGCACGTTTATGAAGCCGTCTACGGTCAAGCGTTTGCAAATTTTAGAGGTGTATCGTGACGTTGAACTCAGCACGGCCAGCGCGCCAAGTCTTGACAGTCTCCAGCGCGAAAAAAAGTCCCAAGAAGGCATTACCACCGAAAGCTTCAACCCCCAAGACCGCGACCGGGAAATCTACGAAACCTGTTGTGAGCTTGACATCAAAGGATTTGAGCACGAATACAAAGGCAAGGAGTCGGGTTTGGACATTCCTTACCGGGTTACTGTCGATGTCACGTCTAAGAAAATCTTAAGCATCGTTCGTAATTACGACGAAGACGACGCAGAGCTTCCTGAAGCGCGCCGTATGTTTGTTAAGTACACCTACATACCGGGTTTTGGCTTTTACGACATTGGTTTGCTGCATATTCTGGGAAATACGACCAACGCGATCACGGCGGCGTGGCGTGAATTGCTCGATGCGGGCATGTATTCTAACTTCCCCGGCTTTTTGATGGCTGATACGGGCGCCCGGCAGAACACAAACATCTTCCGTGTGCCTCCTGGTGGCGGTGCGCTGGTTAAAACCGGTGGTTTGCCGATCAATCAGGCGATTATGCCGCTGCCGTATCAGCCGCCGAGTGGTGCGTTGATGCAGTTGGTGGACAATATGGCGCAAACCGGCATGCGGGTCGGCGGAACGTCTGAATTGCAAGTTGGGGAGGGTCGTGCGGACGCTCCGGTGGGCACAACGCTGGCTTTAATTGAGCAGGCCACCAAGGTTTTGAACTCGGTTCACAAGCGGATGCACACCGCGCAGGCAGAAGAGTTTGCTTTGTTGGCGCGGTGCTTCAAAGAGAACCCGGAAAGCTTTTGGCAACGCAATAAGAAGCCTGCATATGCGTGGGATGAGCAAACTTTCCTTCAGGCGCTTGACGATTGCGATTTGGTGCCGCAGGCAGACCCCAATACGGCCAGCCACAGCCAACGTTTGATGAAGATCATGGGTCTAAAGCAGCTTCAGGGCGCCAGTCCGTCGTTGTATGACCCGGTCGCCATTGATAAAGCCGCTCTACAAGCTATGGGCTGGAATAATCCTGAGCAATTCATGGTCCCGGCAGATGCGATGAAGAAACCACCGCCGGAATTGATGAAAGCGCAGGCCGAAACGCAAGCCAAGGTGATGGATGCTCAGTCTCGTATGAAAGAGGCCGACGCCAAGGTCGAGGAGGTCAAGGCCAAGATACAGCAGGGCGCTTTTGCGCCAAAACAGCCGCAGGGCATGGCCCAGGGTGGCTTGGCTGGTCAAGCGCCGCCTGATCCGATCAAGATTGCTGAGTTGCAGTTTAAAAAAGCTCAAATGGATTCTCAAAATCAACGGTCTTCACAAGATGACGTTAATCGCGACAAAGATCGTGAGGCTGATCTAGAGATTCAGCGTATGCGGGTTGGCATTGAGGAAATCCGCGATCATCGCCAGCATGCACATGAACAGGGCATGCAGAGTCAGAAGCTGACGTCTGAGCACATGAAGCATTTGAATGAAATGGTTGCAAATCCGCCGCCGGGTCTTGGTGGTAAGCCGTGACGCACGACCGCGCCAAAGCTATTCGGTCGGCGCTGCTAACGGCGTACAACGTTGGCAAGGCGGGCGGCGGCGCAAGAATTTACTATGACAAAAATGATACCTACAAAGCCATGGGCGGTGAAG